ATGCTGGCGCTCAGGATGGGGCGCACATTGTCAGAGTTACGCCGGGAAATGTCCGCATCAGAAATCATGATGTGGGCAGAATTTGACAGGTTCAGCCCGCTGGGGGACGAACGGGCTGATATCCGGGCTGCCCAGATTGTTTCAGCTATTTACGGTGCGCAGGGGGTTAAAGTACTACTGAATGATGCGCTTCTTCAGTGGGAACAAGAGCAGACAGAAGGCGTCTCAGATCCATTTGCCGGACTGGAAAACGCGCTTTTAATAGTGTCTCAGTGAGTCAACATAACCGCTTCGGCGGTTTTTTTTCGTCCGGAGAATGAGTGTGGCGACATTACGTGAACTGATTATTAAAATCTCGGCAAACTCCCGGTCATTCCAGTCAGAGATCTCCCGGGCTTCGCGTATGGGGCAGGATTACTACCGCACCATGCAGAACGGAGGCCAACAGTCTGCTGCTGCCTCCCGTGAAATGCGGTGTGCACTGGCAGAAGTGACGGATCAGATAAATACAGCTAAATCTTCGGCACTGAATATGGCGGGGGCATTTGCCGGGGCTTTTGCTACCGGTCATCTTATTTCTCTCGCCGATGAGTGGAATTCAGTAAATGCCCGTCTGAAGCAGGCCTCACAGTCCAGTGATGATTTTCAGTCATCACAGCGTGAATTAATGGCGATCAGCCAGAGAACGGGGACGGCTTTTTCTGATAACGCCAGCCTTTTTGCCCGCTCTGCAGCTTCCATGCGGGAGTATGGTTACAGTTCTGAGGAGGTACTGAAAGTCACCGAGGCGATCTCCACGGGCCTGAAATTATCCGGTGCCAGTACAGCAGAAGCCAGTTCGGTGATCACGCAGTTCAGTCAGGCTCTGGCGCAGGGAGTGCTGCGCGGTGAAGAGTTTAACTCGGTGAATGAGAACGGCGATCGTGTTATTCGTGCTCTGGCTGCGGGAATGGGAGTTGCCCGTAAGGATCTGAAGGCCATGGCGGATAACGGAAAGTTGACCGCCGATAAGGTTGTTCCTGCACTGATTAGTCAGCTTGGGGCATTACGTGATGAATATGCGGCAATGCCTGATACGGTTTCATCCTCTGCAACCAAAGTTGAAAACGCCTTTATGGCCTGGGTTGGTGGTGCGAACGAGGCAAGCGGAGTGACGAAGACGCTCTCCGGTGTGCTGAATGGTATTGCAGGCAATATTGACACCGTGGCAACCGCTGCCGGTGCTCTGGTTGCCGTCGGGGTAGCCCGATATTTTGGCAATATGGCGTCGTCTGCTGGATCTGCAACTGCCGGATTAATTACTGCAGCCAGAAACGAAGTGGCTCTTGCTGAAGTGCAACTTCGGGGGACACAGATAGCAACCGCCAGGGCGCGTGCGGCGGTTTATCGTGCGCAACAGGCGGTTGTTGCTGCTCGCGGTACCGAAAGGCAGGCCGCAGCAGAAGCGAAGCTGACAGCTGCCCAGGCGTCACTTACCCGTAATATTGCGGCCAGAACAGCGGCACAGACAACGCTGAATAATGTTACGTCAGTGGGGAGCCGTCTGTTAAGTGGTGCGCTGGGGCTGGTTGGTGGTGTGCCAGGACTCGTCATGCTGGGGGCGACGGCCTGGTACACGATGTATCAGAATCAGGAGCAGGCCAGAGAATCTGCACGCCAGTATGCCGCAACAATCGACGAAATTCGCCAGAAAACGTCGGCAATGTCGCTTCCTGAAACGTCAGATAATGAAGAAAAGACGCGGCAGGCACTTGATGAGCAAAACAGGTTAATTGACGAGCATAAAAGTAAGATTAAATCCTTACAGGAAAAAATTGCTGGCTATCAGTATGTTCTGGCAAACCCGGGCTGGACAACCGATAACGGTTTTATGATTAACCATATGACGTTGGTAAAAACTGTCACCGAAGGGCTTGCAGAAGCAACAAATCAACTGGCAGTTGAACAGTCCCGTCTCACACAAATGCAGGGTAAGGTGCAATCCATTCAGGATGTGCTTGCCGGGCTGGAGGAGCGACGGGTGGCGTTGATCCGTCAACAGGCAGCGGAACAAAACAAAGTGTATCAGTCGTTACTGGTGATGAATGGCCAGCATACCGAGTTTAACCGTCTGCTTGGGCTGGGTAATGAATTACTTCAGCAGCGACAGGGGCTGGTGAATGTACCGTTACGATTACCACAGGCACCCCTGGATGATAAGCAGCAGGGTGCACTGAATAACAGCGAGCGTGAACTGACTCTGTCCCGCCTGAAGGGGGAAGCGCGTGAGCGTGCCCGGCTGGGTTATGCCGCGGATGACCTCGGTTTTGTGGGGGATGCTTATCAGACGGCAAGGCAGACTTATATCAACAATGCGCTGGAAGCATGGCGTAACAACCAGGCGAATAAGCCAAAGATACGCGGTGGAAAGTCGGAAGCAGAAAAGACAGAGGATGTTTATAACAGGCTGATCAGTCAGCAGAAAGAGCTGATAGCCTTGTCAGGGCAGAATGCTGAACTGGCGAAAATAAAATACCGTATTAGCCAGGGTGATCTTTCTGCCATTTCGCAGATCAGAAAGGAGACGCTTTTGCGTAACGCCGCCATTCTCGATCAGCAGTCTGCGACGGAAAAGTTAAAAGCCCTGAATGAAGAATTGCTGACACCGGAAGAGGCATTACTCAGTAAAACAAAGGAACGTCTGCGTCTGCTGAAAGAGGCTTCTCCGGCCAGTGCTGAATACAGGGAAGTAATGAAAAAAATATCCCGTGCTGCTGTTGAAAATGCGCCTGAATATTCCGGTGTCTCGCCGGAAACTGGCGGTGCGGCCAGTGAGTTGTTCAGGGTTGCTGATGCAGAAAAGGCGCTGAAAAAATGGCATAAACAGCAGCTCGACATGCAGAAGCAACTTCTTGATGAAAAACTGATTAATGAGCAGATATATGCGGATCGGGTTGCTGAAATTAACCAGAAGAATTCGGAAAAACTTCAGGATATCCAGAATGGATATACAACGGCCAGCCTGTCCATGTTTTCTGATTTAACGGGGCAGTCCGCAGAGTTACTGAAAGGACTGGGACAGGAGGGGAGTGCCGCATATAAGGCTTTGTTCGTTGCCAGTAAGGCTGCCGCTGTTGCACAGGCAATCATTAACACAGAGCTTGCCGCCACTAAGGCTATGGCTGAGGGCGGGATGATTCTTGGTATTCCGGCAGCGACAGCCATGCGTGCAGTCGGTTATGCCTCAGTTGCGCTGATTGCAGGGCAAACACTGGCTGGTATGGCGCATGATGGTATTGATCGCGTACCGGAAACGGGTACGTGGTTACTTCAGAAAGGGGAGCGGGTTGTCACAGCCAGCACTTCTGCGAAGCTGGATGCGACACTGGAAAAAGTTCAACAGGTGCAGCGGGAGCGACAGGTTGTTTCGGGTGGAAGCATTCACATTCAGAACTCGTTTACTGGTAAACCGGATGACGCAACACTGGCAGCGATTGACAGTCGTAACCGTCAGCTTGTGGTGGCTATCAGAAAGGAAATGGCAGCCCAGGTCATCTCTCCCACCAATGAATTTGGCAGGGCACTGAAAGGCTATTATGGCAGAACGCGTAAGGAGTAAGACGTGACTGAAAACAGCTATCCACACGATTACCTGCCGCTCCCCCTGATGGAAAATTACAGTTTTCAGGCGGCATCACCTTTGCTGAGAACAGAAATGGCATCGGGCAGAGCCCGGCAGCGGCGCAGATATACGTCCACGCCGACGAAGGCAACGGTGAACTGGACGTTCACTACCCACCCTCAGGCAATGCTGTTTGAAGCGTGGTACCGGGATGTTCTGAAGGACGGTGCAAACTGGTTTATGATGCAGTTGCAAACCCCGCTCGGTGATCTGCAACAGTTTAAATGCCGGTTTACTGATATTTATCAGGGACCCACGCTGGTAGCTCCCCGCTACTGGCACTATTCGGCCACGCTGGAGTTATGGTCAAGAGCTGTTCTCGAGGGGGAGTATGGTGAATACCCGGATTTTATCCGCAACAGCGATATTATTGATCTGGCGATGAACAGGGAGTGGCCTGAAACATGACGATCCTGAACCGTCTTTATGCCTCATCCGGTCAGGAGGTGATTATTGAAACGTTGCAGATTAACATGGGTGATCAGCAGTATTTTCTTTGTACCGGTTATGACGATATCACGGCCATAACGGAGTCGGGGGGCAGGGTGACTTTTGTTGCCTGTGCGATGGATATTGCCCTGCCGAAACGTAACGCCGATGGTACTCAGGACTTACAGTTTGCGATCAGCAACATTGACGGGGTGGTGTCAACGGCGGTACGCAATGCACTGGATGATATCAGTATCGCTTCGATAATATACCGGCACTACCTTTCCTCTGATCTTTCCGCCCCGGCATCACCACCCTACACCCTCAGTATAAAATCAGGTCACTGGACGGCCATGCAGGTGCAGATTACCGCCGGATATCTGAATGTGCTGGATCTTGCCTGGCCCCGGTACCGTTATACCCTGAATAATTTTCCTGCGCTCAGATACATGCGTTAAGAGGTTTATCATGTTCAGTCCTGACAAATACCGTTCAGTCACCTGGCTGAAGGGCGGTCGCATTTACCCTGAACTTGACTGTTTCGGTATTGTGAATGAGATCCGCCGTGATCTTGGTTTACCTGCCTGGCCCGATTTTGCGGGAATAACGAAAGATGATAACGGGCTGGATCGTGAAGCCCGCAGGATGATGCAGACGTTGCAGCGTTGTGCGCCCTGTGAGGGGGCCGGGGTGGCCTGTTACACGGGGAGTACCGTCACTCATGTAGGGATTGTGGTCTGCATGGGGGGGCTGCTTTATGTGGCGGAATGTAACCCGAAAAGTCATGTTTCCATTATTCCGCTGGCGCGATTCATGCGTCGTTTTGTGAAAGTGGAGTTCTGGCAGTGACTATCCGAATCTATCCTTCCCGCCTGCCGGGGGAGCCGCTGGAAACACATGAGCATGATGCCACAACTCTGCACCACTGGATGAAGGAGAATGTCAGGGGATACCGGTCTGATATGAAACACCCGGTGGCAGTGGAGGTTGATGGAGAATCCATTCCCCCTCAGGCATGGTTTGACTATGCCCTCCGTCCGGACAGCGATGTCCGTATTTATCCGGTGCCGTTTGGTCTGGAGGCCGCCACCATCGCCTGGATCGGCGTGGGCATTTCCGTCGCTGTGGCAGCGTATTCACTGATTATGATGTCGAATATGGATAAGGGAGGGTATTCCTCTGCTTCCGGTAATGGTCTTGATCTCAATCCGGCAAAAGCCAACACCGCCAGACTGGGTGACCCCATCCGCGAAGTGTTCGGTCGGTACCGGATTTATCCGGACTATGTGGTACAACCGGTAACCCGGTTCGACAAAGACGATCCGACCAGAATGACGGTTGAGATGTTTCTTTGTCTGGGGACGGGGCGTTTTTCTTTTGCAGAGGGGGATATCAGAATTGGCGCCACGCCAGTGGCTTCTCTGGGAAAAGGCTTCAGTTATACGGTATATCGTCCGGGAGCAGTGGTCTCCGGCGACAGCCGGAGCGAGAACTGGTTCAACTCTACCGAGGTGGGGGGAATATCATCCGGTACCGGCCTGGATATGGCACAGACCGCTCCGACGTCGGCAGACATTCTGGCGGCATCCATTACGGTATCCGGTGCAGGTATTACCTTTAACGGTCTGGAAAATGCCGACAAACTTCCCTGGTGGGAAAATAAGACGGTGCAACTGGTGGTACCGGCGTCGTATGTGGTAACCAGTGATGGAGACTACAGTCGTATCACGGGCGATATTCTGGAAGAAATCGCGCCTTATGTGGGGATGCCGGTAACCCTGAATTACAGCGGGACAGACTACACGCTGGTGATAGCCTCGTACACACCGCATTCAGAGGCGGAGGACGGCAGCGGCGGGGTCACTGCCAGTATTACGCTTGCCTACGACACGGCAACGGGTGTGCCCTTTACAGGCTTACCGGAGGGCTGGCTGCGGCTTTCCGTGGCTCATGCCGGGAACAGGTATCGTATTCTCAGCCTGGACGGAAGTACGGTCACGGTCAGACGGGTGCTGAGCAGCGGCGCAACAGACACAAAATGGCCGGGTTTTACGGCGAGAACCGTGCTGGATTTTGAGGCTGACGGTGTTAATGACAATGAAGCCTGGATGGGACCGTTTCTGGCCTGCCCGGAAAATGAAACGGTCGATATGTTCGAGGTGAATTTTTCGTTTCCGAACGGGATTTGCGGATTTAATAAAAAAGGTAAAAAACGCAGTCATACGGTGGAGTGGGAAATCCAGTACCGGATATATGGCAGTGATAAGGGGTGGGTGAGTCGCCACGGATACTACAGTCTCAGCAACGTGAACGGGCTGGGGTTTACGGAGCGGGTGGAGTTACCCGCGCCTGGGTTGGTGGAAGTCCGTTGTCGACGCCGGAATGAACAGGGGAGCGATAATGCGCGTGACAGCATGTACTGGCAGGCGCTGCGGGGCAGGCTGCTGAACCGTCCGGCTTCTTATCCGGGCGTCACAACACTGGGTATCACAGTGGAAACGGGCGGGAAACTGGCTGCGCAGTCAGACCGCCGG